AAAGAGCGCGCCGAGAATAAGATTGACGGGCCTGTTGCGTGCATGTTGGCGCTAGGTCGCTGGATGATAGACGAGGCCGCGCCCGTGTCGCCTTGGGACGATGAGAATTTTGCTTTGGAGGTCGGTTGATGTTTGGATTCGGTAAGCGTGAAAAACGGGAGGCGACGTTCACGCAGTCAGACCGGGTGACGATGGCGGAATTCTTCGGGCTAACTGGATCAGCGCTGGTTTCTATGGAGGAAGCCTTGGGCGTGCCTGCTGTTTGGGCTGCGGTCAACTTCATTCCCGGCACGATTGCGGGATTGCCTTTGCATGTGTTCGACAAGCGGGGCAGTGAAAAGAAGCGGGTCAAGGCTACGGCGGCTTCGCCTGTTGTGGGCGTGCTACATGATGCTGTTAACGACGGGCTGACTTCGTTCCAGTGGCGCTTTGACATGATGCAAGAGGTTCTGACCGAGGGCAGATCGGTGACTTACATCGAACGCGATGACCGAGGACGCCCTATCAACCTATTCCCGCTTCACGAGCCTGTTGTCCGGCGGCTGGCAAATGGCCGCAAACAGTATGAGACGGAGGCGGGCGGGCGCAAAGCGTTGTATGACGAGGCCGACGTGATTGACATCACGTTCACCCTAAAGCGCGACAGGCTACAGCATCGCAGCCCATTGCGGCAGTGCGCGGTTGCCATCGGCAAGGCCGTGAATGCGAACGACTACGGCTCCAAGATTTTCAAGAATGGCGGGCTTCCTGCGTTTGCTTTGCAAGGTCCGTTTGGTTCGGAAAAGTCGGCAATCAGGGCTGCGGATAATATTGCAGAGGCGACAAAAGAGGCCGCGCGCAAGGGTGGCAACGTCTTAGCCATCCCGTTGGGGCATGAATTGAAGCCGTTGGGGTCTGACCCTGAGAGAATGCAATTGGTCGAAACGCAGGAATTTGCGGTCATCGAAATTGCGCGGATTTATTCTTTGCCACCTACTTTCTTGCAAGACCTATCCCGCGCGACATTTTCGAATTCTGAACAACAGGATTTGCACTTAGTCAAGCACACGCTCAAGCGGTGGGTTGAGCAGATCGAAGCAGAATTAAATCTCAAGCTGTTCGGCAGAGGTTCGGCGCGGATTGCTGAGTTCAACATGGACGGGCTGCTGCGCGGCGATTACATGACGAGAATGCAAGGTAACGCCATTGCGATTCAGTCGGGTCAGCTTGCGCCAAACGAGGCGCGGAAGCAGGACAACCGGCCCCGCAAGCTGGGCGGTGATCAGCTACTTATTCAAGGCTCGACTGTGCCACTTGACAGAAATACGGCAGAGGTTGGCAATGATGTTCCTTAGATTTGCAGACACGAATGGAGACGGAACAGGCACGAAAAACGCGGCGGTCAATGGGTCCGTCACGCCTGTGGTTTTCAAGATTGAACCAAGAGGAAGCGAGCGCGTTCTAAGCCTGCACCGCATGATTGTGTCGGTTGTGGACTCAGGCAGCTTTGATTCGGGCGCATACGGAAACGGCCTAGCCTTGTCGGTTGGGTTGGAGATTGCGGTCTATCGGTCGGCAGATGATAGCGTCGTGCTAGACCTTTTAGACGGCAATCCTATTCAAAAAAACATTGATTGGACGCGGGTCTGTTATGATGCGAATGTGTCAAACTATGGCACTGGAAACGAAAGTCTCAATGTTCGGTGGACATTCACGAAAGCAGGGGCACCCGTCACAATAAGCCGTGGCGAATATCTTGGCATCACTGTAAACGATGACTTGACCGGCCTAGTCGATCAGCGGTTTTTCATTCAAGGGATAGCGACGGAGTGACTATGGCAGATTTTGAAATTCGCGGCGGTATTCCTGCCAAAATTCGCGCGGACGCTGAGGGGCTTCGAGTTGAGGGCTATGCGGCTGTGTTTGGGCAGGAAACTGACATTGGCGGCATGTTCCGTGAGGTTATCGAGCGCGGCGCGTTCACTGACGCAATCGGGCGCGACGATGTTGTATTTCTGATCAATCACGAGGGCCTTCCATTGGCGCGCACCCGGTCGGGAACGCTGCGGCTTTCAGAGGATGACCACGGGCTGAAGATCGAAACCATGCTTGATCCAGACGACCCGGATGTGAAGTCAATTTCTGGAAAAATGAAGCGCGGCGACTTGGACAAAATGTCGTTCGCATTCTATCCAGAGGTGCAGGAATGGGACGAGGGCGGCGACACCCCGCTGCGGACAATCAAACGCGCGGCGCTTGCTGACGTTTCAATTGTTACGACACCCGCATATGGCGGCACCGAGATTGCGCTGCGGAGTATGCAGGCATCACGCGGCGCGACCGTCACGGCAACAGAATTTCGGGCGCGGCAAAAGCTGCGCTTGATCCGACAACAGCGGCTCCCGTTGTTAGCCGAAATCGCCCTTCGGCAAGGCGCATCCGAAAAGGAGCCATCGTAATGGCTACGATCAAAGAACTGCGGGAGCAGGCGGCTAAGACCGTCACTGAAGCCCGCTCGATGCTTGACAGCATTACCGACAAATCGACGCCAGAGCAGCGCAAGGAAGCCGAGCAATCGGTTGATCGGGCGCTTGACGAGGCCAGCCAAATCGAAGAGCGCGCCGAGCGCATGAGTCGCCTTGAAGCTGCTGAGGTTCGGGCGAACGAAGTGCGGGACGCAGAAGAGCGTAGCGCACGCGAAGCCCGTCGCCCCGGTGTCGCGGCTGGTGAAGCCAAGCAAGGCGGCGATATGGATTATCGCACGGCGTTCCATTCTTGGCTGCGTTCCAAATCCGAGGACGGCGAGCCGCTTACGGCAGAGGCCCGTTCTGTTCTGCGTGCTGGTTATGGCAAGATTGAAGCCCGCGCGCAGACCACTGTGAACGCCGCAGGTGGGTATTCCATCCCTCAAGAGATGATGACGGAAATTACCCGGTCAATGCTTGCATTTGGCCCGATGTATGACCCCGGCGTGACCCGTGAAATCGTCACGAGCGGCGGCAACTCTATGCCTTGGCCAACTGTGAACGACACCGCGTCAACTGCTGGCGCGCACACTGAAGGCGCAACGCTTACCGACGATGGCGGCAAAGATGTTGTGATGGGAACGAAGCAGCTTGACGCCTATGCGTTTGACACCGAATGGCTGCGCATTTCCAAGGAATTAATGGATGACAGCTTCCTTGCGGTTGAAGCGTTGATCGGTTCTTTGCTTGGCGAGCGGCTTGGTCGGATTGCGAACTTGCAACTGACGACCGGCACCGGATCGTCGGCACCTAACGGCATCGTCACGGCGTCCGGCCTTGGCAATACCACGGCTGCGGTCGCGGCGGTAACGGGCGATGAAATCATTGACCTTGAGCACTCGGTCGATCCTGCCTATCGTTCGGCACCGGGCGTTGCGTTCATGTTCAATGACGCCACACTCAAAGCTGTGCGCAAGCTGAAAGATGGCGACGGCAACTATCTGTGGCAGATGGGCAATTTTCAGGCTGGCATTCCCGCAACCCTGAATGGTCGCCGTATCATCATCAATCAGCAAATGGCCTCGCTCGGCACGGGCAACAAAGTAATGTTGTTCGGTGACATGTCGAAGTATTTCGTGCGCAAAGTTGGGCAACCTTTGATTGGTGCGATTTCCGACAAAGATTTCTGGCCGGGCGTCGGCGTTGCGGGTTACATCCGCTTTGATGGCGAATTGTCTGACGCTGGTGCAGTCAAGCACATGATCAACGCCTAAAAAACAGATTGATGCGGCAGGGCGACTTGCCGCATCATGACACTGGAAAGGATGCACCAAGATGCAAGTCAAATTGTTAGTTTCCCGCGCGACTGCTACTGGCGCTGAAAACCGTGGTGAAACGGTTGAGGTTCAAGACGCCGAGGCAATCCGCATGATTGAAGCCGGGCAAGCCGAGCCTGTGCGCGGCGGACCTACGCCAGAACGGGCTACCCGCAAACAGCGCATTGAGAAGGCGACCAAATAATGCGCGCCACAGCCATTGCACGCAGCGTTGCGCCCGCCGAGACGCCTATCACATTGGCCGAGGTAAAGGCGCATTGTCGGGTTGACTTCAGCGACGATGACACGCTGATCGGCAGCTACTTGGCGGCGGCGGTTGATAAGCTGGATGCCACGGGCGAGTTGGGCCGCGCGATTGTTACGCAGACGTGGCAGCAATGGATGCCCGCCGTTTCCGGTCGCGTTCGGCTTGAGGTTGGGCCTGCAATTTCCTTATCTGCGGTTGATTATTACGACAGCGACGGGGTTCTACAAACCGATACGCTGACGAATTACGACACGCAACTTGCGGGCGATTTCGTGACGGTTGGGCCTAAGACCGGGTTTGCATGGCCATCTACGCAAAGCAGGCCGGACGCTATCCGCCTGACCTACACCGCAGGCTATGGCGCGGCGGCTGATGTTCCCGGCACGATAAAGCAGGCGCTTATGTTGCTCGTCGGTCATTGGTATGAAACCCGCCGAGCCGCATCTGAGGTCAAGATGTATGACTTGCCGATGGGCGTTGATAGCCTTCTAGGCGTTGAACGGGTCGGCTGGTATGGGTAGCATTGGCACCCTTGATCGCCGGGTTCAATTCACGCGGGCTACGCTTGCCGACGATGGCTATAGCATGGCCGAGACGTGGGCAAGCCTTGGGTCGCCGGTATGGGCCGGGCGTTCTGACGTTAGCGACGGGGAAAAGAACCGCACGGGCGCTGTTGAGGCGTCTGCAATGTCGCGGTTCATTGTTCGGTCAAGCGCGTTCACGCGGGGCATCACGCCCAAGGATCGAATGACCTGTGACGGATTTGATTGGAACATAACCGGGATTAAGCAGATCGGGCGCAAAGATCGGCTGGAAATCAGCGCAACAGCGCGGGCGGATCAATGATAACTTCGCAGATTATGGGATTTCCAGAATTAGACCGCGAACTTGGCAGGCTGGAAAAAGAAACGACAAAAAAGGCCAGCTTGCGGCGGTCGCTCAAGAAAGCATCGCAGCCAATGGCAGAGATTGCGAATGCAAACGCCCCGGTTGGCGAAACTGGCGAATATGCGGAATCGTTCCACTATTCGACAAAGTTGAACAAGCGGCAGGCTGGCATTCATCGCCGCATGTTCCGCAATGATAAAGCGGCGGTCGAAGGCTTTGTCGGCACCAATGACCCGGCTGGCGTGCAACAGGAATTTGGCAACGTGAACCACGGGCCGCAACCTGCCCTTCGCCCTGCTTGGGATCAAGACCACCGGGCGCTATTGGATCGCTTGAAAACGGAAATCTGGACAGATATTCAAAAGACAGTCGCACGGGCGCAACGGCGCGCTGCAAGAGCGGCAAGGGGTTAACGAATGGAGCAGGAATTCCGCGCGCTTTTGACCGGTTCGGCGGCAGTCACGACGATTGCCCCAGCCGCAAGCATCAATTGGGGTGACGCACCGCAGGGAACGTCATTGCCCTATGTTGTTCTGCACCTGATCGGCAGTCGTGACGAATTGCACCTGACTGACCGGACGTGGCTGTTTGACGGGCGGGTGCAAGTGGATTGCTACGCCTCGACACCAAAAGCGGCAATCACGCTAGGCGATGCAATCCGCGACGTTCTACAAGGCTATACGACCGGCGGGTTTCATGTGATAGAACACGACAGCACGCGCGGCCCACGCCGTGAAGCTGGCACAAACGACGCTGCGCGGCCCTATCTTCGCAGTATGGATTTTAACACATTCTGGAGTGAATGAAATGGCAGCAACAACCGCAGGAATCGGCCAAGGCGCGACGATTGGCTTTGAAGCAGTCGCAGAGTCGGGAACTTACACGACTTTTGCAGAGGTCGTATCAATCGGCGGGATGCAATTCGCGCGTGATTTTCACGACGCAACGCACCTTGCGAGCGACGACGATTTCAAGGAATACGTCGCGGGGCTGATCGATACAAACTCTGTGTCTCTGACCCTGAATTTTGCGCCGAGCGCGACCGATGTTTTCTACACGCAAATGCTGGCCTCAGCGACGGGCTATCAGATC